CTGGAAGCTGCTGCTGTAGTAAAAGAGGTTAGAGAACAAAAGAAAACTAATCCGATAAAGAAGTTTTTTCATATTCCCTGATCTCTTCATCAGTAAAATCTCTGATAAATAATTTATCTATCTTGTCAATTTCATAATTAAATTTAAGGATTGCAGTTCTTATATGTTCTGCAACCCAACGACCTTCATCATAAACTACTTGAGCTTTACCATTATCTTTGATAAAAATATAATGGTCCATTCCTTTCATTTGAATATCAATAAAATTCTTTTCTAAATTTTTACGTCTTATTTCTTTAAGTTTGCGTAATTTTTCTACTGATTTTCTTACTGGTTTCATCTTTCGTATGTAGAAGGTGGAGGTGTAATCCAATAACGCACACCATTAATAATTTTAAAATGAATATTTAGTAAAGGATCTTTTACTAAGTATTGTTTAGCTTTTTGCATAGTAAAAAAGTGAGGACTTACATTGACAAATCTTACAAAACCAAATGCCTCGTAATTAGAAAGGTAACTCGTCAGTAGAAGGTGCGTTCTCTATCTTTTGTGGATTAATGTTGCCAAATACTCCGTACTGTCCTTCCATCGCTTTAGAGAAGATTTGAACACATTGAGTTTTAACTTTTTGTTTTTTTGCAAAATCATAAACTTCGCCTTCTTTAGCTTTTGTATTTACAAGGTTTTGTAAATGATCTATTAAATGAGTAACAGAGTCAACAGGAATTGTTAAATTCAAAACTTGTTGTCCTTCGTTAAAACGATCATCGCCTATATTCCATTTGATAGGAAGTGGTAGTGCTGGATTAAAGTCAGCCATAATTAATTAAAAAATTTGGTTAATAAAGTGTTGAAAAATAAATTAAAGGAAACTTTGTTTTTTTTACAATGATCTTTAATTTTAACAGCAAGCTCGTCATTAGTCCTGACGCTAAAGATGTTTTTGTTCCAATCTTTTTTACGTTGCTGTTTGCGGAGTAGAAGCTCTTTTATGATTTCTTCTCTCGCATTAGTAGAAGTTTCATCTGGTGTCATAAGCTCTCGTCTATCTTGGATATTTCAAGAGCAAGAAACTCTCCTTGTTCAGCAGTAGTAATATGCCTAGTGATCTTAGTGTCTTTAATACTGAACTTTTTTCTGAAAGATTCGACTACTTCTTTCATTTTGACTGCATTACTTTGATGAAGTGCTTGTAACTTCTCAAGGATAACTGCCTTTGCATCTTTGGTAATAGGATCAGGAAGTTTCTCTAAAACAGATGTAGATTCTAGTTTTTGATTAGGTTTTGTAGGAGTTTTTGCTACACCTGTTTTTGGTGGTGGTGTTTTCATTAATGAATTACCATCATCATCATCATTAGCTAGTCCATAGACAGAAAGCAATCCATATCTACGAGCATAAGTTTGTGCTGAACCTGCTTCCTGATGAGCGTTTTTTACATTACCTGGAATTTTAGGAACAGGAAATCTGCTGACTATAGGTTCATCTCCAGAAACGTGCATCAATTTAGTGATAACTATTGTGATAATTTCCCCTTCGGGAGTAATAACAAAGTCATTCAACTGCGTATGACAAAGACCAAACTCTGTAGCTGGTTGAACAGCAAGTAGAGCTTGAGCCAATGTAGTGTATTTGCTTTTAAAAAATGGATTATTACCATCTAAACCAGCAGCATGATGCTTTTGCTGGAAAGCGTTTAGTGCTTCAACTAAGGTCGAAGGCTGTTTTGTGGTCATTAGTAATTGTTTACTTGATATGTATATTACATGAATATCATGTTTACTGCAAGGCAGCTTGTAATAATCTATTGAATTGTTCTGGGGTCAACACCATTCTCCATTGTCCTCCTCTAAACCTAACCATACTGGCAACGAAATCTACACCTGCATTTTTTCTCTGTGTTTCTACTTCTCTAGGTTTAACAAGACAGGCTTGTGATTTATCTTTCCAATCAGCCACCTGTATTACGCAGTTTGGTACACCATGAATATCTCCAACATCTCCTGGAATACCTGCTGATAAATTACGTTGACATTCAAAACCAGTAACTTCTGTTAAAAGTTCTGCTGCTTCACGTTCAGCTTTATCTCCTTTACGTTTTTGCGGATTACTCATTTACAAGATCATTAGGTTCTACTTCTTTTTGCAAAAGATCAACAAGATAAGCTGTTTGTTCATGTAATTTATCTATTTTTTCATCAATATCTGATACAGAATATAGTCCTGCATCAAACTGTTTCATCTGATCTAAATAAGCACTTCCATATTTATTTATCTGATGATAAAGAACACCATGCAAGTTTTGTAAACTTTTTTCAGCTTCAAAAAGAACATCATGTAATTTTTTACATTCAGAATAAGGATCTACTTTTTGTGTGTTTCTTTCTTGTTCCCATACTGGTATTGAAGATGTTTCATCTGAATAAAGTTTATTTAAATCTCCTTCTCTTTCTATATCTTCTTTAATTCTATTTTCGTGAAATTCATAAAAATCTGTATTTGGTTTATTTTCATTTACAGGTTTTTTTTGTGAAGAAGATATTTGAGTCCTA